ATAACCAATTGCTATATTTCTTACGGGAGTGGTATTGTTAAGCCCTGCTTGATAACCTATAGCAGTGTTTAAATTTGCTGATGTCCCGTTTGTAAGTGCCTGATGTCCAATTGCAAGATTTTGGGTTCCATCCGTAAGTGCATCTAAAGCCTCCTCACCTATTGCATAGTTGTTAGATCCTGTCCCTGCACTATTAGGTTGAGCACTGCCCCACAACATGATTGTGCCTGTTTGATCTGGAATCGTGACGGTTCTATCAGCCGTAGGGTCTGCTACTGTGAGTGTTAGTTCATTTGTATCATCAGTTGCACCCTCGAAGACTAAGACATGGTCTTCCTCAAGACGTAAATCCCCATTAACGGATGTTGTGTTTTGAAGTCTAATCAATGACCCAGAACTTAAATATAAATCACAAAAGTCTGTGCCACCAACGTCTGTTGATTGTGCATATATTAGTGCTTTATTGAGGGATGGAGATAAATAAACGCTACCAATCGCACCTATTTCTAAATTACTTTCAACTCCTGTTGTTGCGTTTACGCCTGACAGAATAAACTTATTTGTACCTGTGCTCTCAGTTTTTACAATTAAATCTTCTGCCGCAGCCGTGATAAAAACAACCGCGTTGCCGCTCAGATCAAGCAGTGACCCTGTCGAGCTTTTAGTAAGGGTTCTGGATAAGGTAGTTCCACTAGCTGTATACGTGCCAGTGCCGATCTCAAATGCCGTGCCATCTTCTATGGTATACCTTACTGTCTGACCATTAGTGATACCGCCGTCTGCGAAGGTTTGAAACCCCGCCTCCGCAGACCCAAGCGTTATCGTGCCAGTACCAGTGGTGCTAGTAGAGACCTTTACTCTATTGGCTAATACAACCATTTTTAGGCAATTCTAATAATAGCCGTTGAAGCACCTGCCGCAGGAAAAGCGATTTGAAAATCCCCTGATGTAGATGTCTTGTTAGAGCCAAAGTCTAAAACAACAATACTATTAGATGTGCCTGATCCACCACCCTCTGTGGTATTGTATATCAAAGCGCCACGAGCAGTAATCGTTGCAGATGTAAATGTAATATCCGCAAAGTCGGTAAATGCCGTTGTACTAGCTGTAGTTGGATCAATACGAGTTAGTGTTCCTCCACCTGCACTATAAGAACCAGAGTTACTCACTTCGTTTGAAGTTGTGTAATCTGTAGTGGCTGCGGTAAATGAAGCGTTGTTGTCATATAGTGCGATTTTGAAAGTATCTCCACCGCTGTTTTTAAAATCGTGACCACCCTCAAGAAGCTCTTTCTTGAAAGAAGTACACATAAAGTTTCCAGAAAAGGCCATGTTAAAGTCTCCTTATAAGTTCAGCCAGTTGGGGATGACCCGCATCTTTTATTGCATTGCATACAGTGGTGCGGTCTGATCGAATAGCTTGCCGCATATAAGCTGCGACAAGCGTTTCAACGTGCTTTGAAAAAGCACGAGCTTGGTCTCTAACACCTGGGTGTGTGCTATCAGAGACCGATATGATCTTTTGGACACATTGTTCCGCAAGTTCATCTGGGGTAAAACCACGATTAGCAGTGGTATTAATACCTACTATGCTTTCATGTTGTGGTACACTTATATCTATTTTAAACATTTATAACTCCATCCTTGGTTGACCATCACGATAGTCATCACGTTTTAGTCTTCCTTCGCCAAGAACCATAAGACGTTTTAAAGCGTCATTGTATCTTTGTTGATACATGCCAAGAATATCCTGCTCACCTTTCATAAATATGTATGCCTCTACCAAAGAACCATACAGTAACGTTTCTTCTGCGTTATCACCAAGCCACGATGTGCTTGAGGTTACAATAGAAGGGGGATCAAAATAATAGTGCAATTGAACTTGATAGGCAGAATCTGGGGTTGGCCCAAGAAGAAAGTGACCCGAACTTGCAGGAGAAACAACATCCCCATCGAACTCTGCATAGTATTTCGGTAGCCCACTAGTCGTATTATTTGGGAACGCTTCTCTTATAAAATTTACATCTTTTGGTAAAAGATAATTATAATTACTTGATCCATCTATTACAGCAATAGAGAACGGAGCTAGAAAGTCTGAAGGTCTTGTTAAGAACCTGTTGTTAGCAGTCATACTAGCATTAACGTTTTTTCTTAACTCTGGAATAAGAACTGTTCTGTTTATTTTTTCTTCAGTCTGACGAACAAACGTAGGTATCTGAGAAACAAAAGTTGTTTCTGTGTTCTCAGTATAATCTTTTATTGCCTGTACTAGCTCAGTGTAATTCATCTACTTATCCGTTTCTAGTAAACGTACCACCACGACTTGCTGCGCCCATGCCACGACACTTACCACCCATACCCATTTTAGTAACTTTTCCGCCACTGGCTTTAAAACCCATTTTATTTCTAACTTCTGTGGGTAGTTTGCTTAGTCCAACATTACCTGAAGGTATGTCTTTTAAGTTTCCACCATCTTTTTTCTTAACAAGCAGTTGATCTGCTCCTTCAGGTGGCGTTAAATCTACAATATCAGGACGTTTTTTTGGTTTTAAAGACTTTCTAAGTGGCTTACGCTTTGGTTTCATAGGCTTTTTCAAATCCTTTGGGGTTTTCTTGGGGCTAGGTACTGCCATATCTCAATCCTCGTTGTAAAGGTTATCAAATACTCTATTCACATCTAGTGTATAATCTAAATCGCTTTTTGAATAGTGTATATGTTGTGAAGGTCTAAAATCTGGTGCGCCTTTACCAGTCTCAAACCAAGCGGGATGTGTTACTCTCACACGATTATTAGGGAGCGCAACAATATTACCTGTCCATTCTCCTGCGTCTAACAACTGCATAACATGACTTTGTTTATGTTGTGCAGGGTCGTCGGCTATCTCACTTTCTGCATAATCGACGGTAAACAAATATTTTGCAGGAAACATGTTGCCGTCTATTTTTGCTAACCAAGGACATGGTGTGGCTCTGTTAAGAACGTACACAGCGTGTGTATGAGAGGAGCAGTCCCAGGGTTGTGCGTCATGCACCGCCATAGGTTCGGGCCATTCCTCAAATGGCTCATCTGCAACTAACGCAGTTATAGGCATCCTAGCCCACATTGCACCGCCATGTACATTCTCATCGCCTTCCTCATCTGCTTCGCAGCCTGTAAAGATGACTTGGAAACTCAAGCATCTGTTTGGCATTGTTGTTACCGCTATTGCCATCGCATGAAGAAACTCTCCATGATAGGCTTGGTGGTTATGCGTATATTCACGACGAACCCAACATTTAAAATGCGGTATATTACTTTGTAAATAAGGCATTATCTACGTGTTTTACCACCTTTAGCCATGGTTTTCTTCTTCATCCTGCCACCATACATCTTCTTAACAGCGCCACCTTTAGCCATGGTTTTCTTCTTCATTCTACCGCCGCCCATCTTTTTGACAGCGCCGCCTCTCGACATTGTCTTCTTCTTTATTTTGCTACCTTTTTTCATAGCAACGGGTTTTTTCATTTTACCGCCGCCCATCTTTTTGACAGCACCACCCTTTTTGTAACTTTTTTTCTTCATAGCCATTTTAGTCTCCTTATAATTGTGACATTAAACAATAGTTATATTCCCCACCATAGCACTATGATTGGTACATTGATACACTAGAGATGTATCAGAGGGTTCATGAGGCACAATAAATTGTGTCAATCCTGTTGTTGAATTGTAATTTTCTGTGACACCTGTTGTAAAAGCAGATCCACCACTAGATGTTCTAATCTGCAAAGGGTGACTGCTTACATTTGCTGTATTATCTATAAGATAAGTATGACCTTTATAGAAAGTAAAGTTTGGGTTGTCCCCAGACGTAGCGCCAGGGCCAGTAAAAGTAAAAGCTGTATTGCCGTTAACTCCTGCCGTATACTTAGTTACAGGGCCAGTTGTCTCGTCATTGAGTCGAATCCAATTCCCACCATGCGCGAAATACAGCCCCCCAGTCGCATGCACATGCGCCACAGCGCCATGATATGTAGAAGCACTTGGTAGATCACTTAAAGCTGCATAATAGAATACAATTTTATTTGCACCAGAGCTAACATCAAATAAACCATTTGAATCAATTATATCAGTAAGAGTTGTTCCATTTCCAAGGGCAGCATATACTTCGTTAAAGTTATCGTTGATCTTGTCTGCACCCGCTCGAAGAGTATCGCCTGTTCCGTCATTTGCAGATGACCCTATACCTACTGTTTGTTTTGCCATATCTTATCCCTCGTCAAATGTATCTGATGTTGAATCCAATGTTATGGATGTGCTGTCAAATTTTGGT